GAATTAATAATTTCTTGGACTATATAGCTATCCATTATCTATTTCTTTTCTGAAGATTTTGAATCAAATCTATTTTTGTTTTCTCTAGCAATTTGCAGTTGTTTATCTGCTATTTCTTTTTGAGTTTGTAACTTCTGTCTTTCAATATCCATCTTCTGAGATTGTCTAATGTTCTCATTAGATTGTTTTTCTCTTTGAATATCTGTTTGCTGCTGATATTGTTCAGACTGTCTGATATCTTTCATAGCATCTTCATAATCAGATTCCATATTCTTATTAACATCAACCATTGCTCCATAACCAGCAGATCTAATTTCTGCAACTAAGATATCTCTCTGTCTATCTTTTTCTTTTTCTGCAGCAACTGAGTCAATTTTCATTTTTTCAATTTCTTGTTGAGATTGAAGTTGTTGTTGTTGCATTTGTTGTTGCTGTTGTAGTTCTTGTTCTTTTTGAGCTTGTTGTTTTTGTTCAGAATCTTTAAGTGCTGAACTCAACTCAGCAATAGACTCAGATTGAACAACTTTACCTAGATCATAAATGGATGCTCCAGTAGTATTATTCTGCATAGCCATTTGTTTAAGCTGTTCAAGAATAGCTCTATGATTTGCAGTAGTGCTACAAAAGATATTAAGATCCCTCATTAAAAGATCAGTACCATTAATCTCAAAGTTTACTTTTTCATCTGCTGTAGTTATATAAGATAATCTTGCAGATGGTTTAGTTGATTGATAATATTGTGCTAGGTCTGTTCGCATTTGGTGCACTCTAGGCATTAGATAATCACAGTGCTGGATAAAGAATACTTCTGTCTGTGCATAAGATGCTGCAGCAGCTTGTTCTACTCCAGTAGCTGTCATCTGAGATAACTGTTGTCCCATTCTTTGTGGGTTAACACCAATTACATCATATGCTTGTTGTTTAAAGTGATTTGCCAACTGAATTCTTGACATTAATCTGTTAGTCTGATCAAGATCAAGTTTTTGGAAATGCTGAAAGTTTAATGCATTCTCTGTGTTTGTAATAGATGTATCAAGAGGAAGAATCTGAAAGTTCTTCATTGCTACATATGCATTAGCATAATTACCTTTACCCCAATCTTCACCAAGTGAATGTTTAGGTAGTGTATTCTGATCCAACATAATTACAGTACCAAGTTCATCTACTAAGATATCTGCAATCTGATTATTCACAATATTGTATCCAATCTGATATGGCTTCATTAAATCAATAAGTGCAGTAGACTTAGTATTTCTATCTGAAAATACAGAACCTTCTACAGGTAATTTACAACCATACAATGAATTATCTCCTTTAAATTGGAATTTAAGTGGGCCAATATGGTTTTTCTGTATACCAATATAAATAGGAGAGAATCCACCTGGGTTATTCATGCCCCAGAATGAAGGAATGTTTGGTCCAATCTTAACACCACCCCAAACTTCATTAACCCAAATCCAATCAATGTGTTCTCCAAGAATTACATTGTCTCTTGTTTTATTTTTAAATAACCTGGTGTCATATACAGGTTTATCAGTAACCTTATAATCTTCAGTTATAATTTCAGTAAGTACTTCTCCACTATCTGTCACTTTTGTTAAGTGTCCAATTTTTCTTTGTGATTTCCAATAACAAGTTGTTACCCTTAACAAATATGAAATTCCATTATCTACATAATCTTCTCCTTCAGAAAGTATCTGTTGTACAATATCACCTCCATCATATATTGATCCAGCCATAGCAGAAGTATACTGCCTGTATGCTAATGATGGCATATTAGTATTCCATTCATGAGATTTAGTTGCATCATAGAATGAACCGTCATTTTGTTGACCACCAATATTGTATCCTGCAGATCTAATTGGATAGATTGCTTCTAATGCTTCAAGTTGTTCTTCGGTCATTATATAACCGTATTTATCAATAACATCAGAAGGAGTAAGCATATCAGTCTTACCAACCCAATTGGCTTGAGAAATATATCTGACATCTGGGGATTTGTGGTAAAAGGTAACTACAGGATTCCAGAGCTCTACTTCATAATCATCTTCCATCATATGAAAATGCCAAAACTCTCTATCTGTTATGAGCATATCACGGAAGCCTCTTTCTTCAAGCTCATCCATTTTAAATCTTTCCACATCAACTTTATGCTGATGTGTAGCCCATTCTTCAATCATAGATCTATAATCTTTTTTGAAGAACATTTCAATTTCTGGAAGAGTTTTAAGTTTATCAGGAGATAATTGTTCTTGTGCCTCAGCTGATTCTGGATCTAGTCCCTGTTCAATAAGAGCAGTAACTACTTTCATTTGAGCATCAGCAAGAAGAGTTTCTTCAACCATTAATCTTTTCTGTTCAAGCATTTCATTATATGAATGCTCATCAATTGCTCTATAAGTAAGTTTAGTAGATCTCTTTGCAAATTCTGCTACAAGAACATTAATTACATTTGGAATAATAGGATAAAATTTTAACTCTAATGCAGAAGGATCATCTTTAGTAAGCATCTCAACTACATTCCTGTACTCATTATTTTCTTCTACAATATAATCTGTTCTATCAATAATACCTTTTGCAAGTTTATAGTTCTTCATTAACCTGCGGGCATTTCTGCGGATTTGCTTTAGTCCTTGCCACTCTAACCAGTCAAGATTCCATGCAGCCCATTCTTCATCTTTTTCTTTTTCAGGTAAAAATTGAAGTGGTTGGGTAACACTACCCATCCTGTTTTGCTCAACTTTGGCACCCTTCTTTAACTGTAAAGCATTGTATACCTGCATATCTATTATTTTAAGTTTTTAAAAGCTGACCTATTAAAAACTTGACCGTTAATAACTTTAGAACCACCTCCCATATGACGGAACGGGGTTCTATTTAATTTAAACAAATTATTTGACTTTTGCAAGTTTTTAGAAGCATCATCCATGATAACTCTCTTAGAATAACCTCTATTAGCTTGTTGTATTCTCATAAAAGCTACAAGTGCAGCAAATGATACCAGTCTATCCACGTTGACTCCATCAGCATACTCTTGCATTTCTTTAAGTAACATAGGATCTGGAATACGTTCTATTCCGTACTTAGTCCGTACAATAGTACCATCTGTTTTAGTTTCTACATCTAACTCTTCTCTACAGTATTCTATAGTATAACTTAATAAGTGAGCCTTAAATAACGTACCAGTATTTTTCCAACCATACTCCTGGAATACATTAGCATTTGAACCTAGATCCTTTAAGAACATAATTTGACTCTTTGGTACAAGATACTTTTGTTTCTTTCTAGATATCATGTACTGAATAAATAATGAAATGTTATTCTCAATTAATGTCCAGGCATTGTACCATTCTATAATTAGTTCTAGTCTCTGATGAGTTTTATTAATATCATCAAATCTACCACACCATGCAGCTACAATTTTATCTGGCTCTATATATGTTTCTGTTTCTCCTACAGTAACTTTAGTTACTTCTACAGGAGCTTTCATAATATAAATAGAACAGAGTGACTCTGATGTAGTTGTTTTACCCTCTGATACAGGGTCAATAGATGCATAGTACTGACCAAAAGTTGGATCCTTAATTGGTCTTTCCCATACAACAAGAACACCTGTTTTATCTTCTGATTTTTTAGTAACTGGAAATTCTTTAATTGGTTGTTTATCAGTTGACTTTACAGCAACTTTACCCATATCATCTGTAAAGATATCTAAGAATTCATATGCATATTCTTTCTCTTCAATTCTTCTTTGCTGTGCGGCAACTAAATGGATTGGAAAAATAGATACTGATCTATGGGCAAAGGCTTCTCTAATATTTCTTGGATGCTGAGATATCCTTAATTGATAGTCTTCTGGATTAAGTTCTTTCTTCCATTGTTCAAACTGTCTATCTAAAGCTGCTAAAGCTTCTTCTACAAGAGAGTTACCAAAGTCATCAATATAAGGAGGCATTGACCATTGTTCAGGAATAAACAAACCTGACATACCAGTAGTACCTTTATCATCAATAAGATCCGTTTCAACAGCATATATATCTTTTGAAAGTGGATTGAGAATCATATCTCTTAGTGGTTCACACTGAGATAAGTCACCCACAGATCCTGCTGCAATAAACATACCTGTAGTAACCATACCTGATCTCATGGCTGGGCGCATATACTCATATGTCTGATCCATCTTTGGTGCAATACCTGCTTCCTCATGGAAGAAGTATTTTACGGGACCACCTACACCATTTGTTGGATCTTTCTCAAATGACATACCTTGTATGGTACCTTTGAGACCAACTTCTGTTTTTCTATCTCCTTTTCTTACTTCAATCTTCTGTTGCCACATCATAACCTTGTCTGGAGACATAGGTCTATACCATGCTGTATGCTCATTTAAGAATGCTGAATATTCCTGTAAGAATTTCCAGGAACCTTTCTCATTTATATAATCTTTAAGACTTGCTC